TGTTGGACCTTCCTCAAATCCGGGCCTATTTGTATAAAGACCATCAAGCCCTTCAAAGCCCTGACCTCTTCCAAAACTTGCTCCTTGAGTTGGCACTGGTGATGAATCACCTGTAAATATATTACCTAATGCTGAAGCACCACTTTGAATGCCTGAACCAATATTACTTGCGAAGTTTCCTATGCCACCAGCTATCATTTCTAAAGAATTTGGGCCCGGTGGGTTTGTTATTGTTCCTGTTCCTCTACCTGCTGCCATATTACTAATTCCTGCAGCATCTAGGTTTGGAGCTGTTCCACCTACAACTGTTTGACCACCTATATCAACCTGTCTATTTTCAGGTAAAACTTCTTGAGTCCTATTTGCTACAATATTTTGTAGAACATCAGGGTTTGGTTCAAATGTGCCCTGTGGAATAAAAGATTGCTGTTGTTCAAGCAAACCACTACTAACTGCAGAAGGACTTGTGCCCGGCGTTAGCATACTCTGGTTCTGTCTTTTTTTTCTTGCTGCCTCTTGCTCAGGAGTTTCTCCTGTGCCGTAATTAAACATTGTCATTGTTGGAATCCTCTAAGTAGTTTTTCTAATGCTTCCTCTTTATTTTGAGGAGACTTGCCTTTTGGCTCTATAGGAGCAGACATATTTTTGTACTGATCTCCTACAACACCTAAAAATCTTGACATTAGGTCATCTGTTTCTTTAAATGCGTTATCTATAAAGCCATCTTTAGCCATATTATGCTCCTAAGCCGGGACTTATATCTCTTCCCGGTACTCTTCTGTTTCCAGTTCTAGTTGGAGAAGAAATCTGTCTTGCAACAAGATTCTGCTCTTCCATACTTCCCGGAATTACAGGTCTAGTATTAGTTTGCACTCTCTGCCTTTCAGATGCAAGCGTTCTAGGTGGTTGATTTGCTGAACTAAAATTTCCAGCATTTGGTAATTGTTGTGCGCCTTGTGTATTTATAATATTTGATGCTATTTCTTCAGCTTGCTGTGTAGAAGTTTGACCGGCGCTTGCAGATTCTATTATCTGGGCAAGTAGAGGGACTCGTCTAGCAGCTTCACCTTGTAAGACTTGCTGCACCTGCTCTGATTTCAAGAACTGTTCTGCAAGCAACCGAGTTCTAACATCCAAAGCATTTGACACTCCAGCTTTTCTTAAAGAAGTGTCATGATCTACGAATCCTGCTCTCCATAGATTTGACCATAAATTTAATTTTCTTTCCTGTTCTTCTGGCGAAGTTGGAGTAAGTTGCACCATGTTTACAGTGTGACTTCTAATATCATTTGGTCTAATTACTGCATCAAGTGCTCCTGCTTCTGTTTTGCCAAACACAGTAACCTTATCTTGTATAACATTTTCAACAATATGTAGAACTATAGAGTTTCTGTTTTGCAAACCTCTTTGCGATGCTTCGACATAAGGACCAAAGTTTAAAGCTGCTATTCCTGCAAGAACTGCAGTATGATAACCACTTGCTGCTCCAGTAGGTCTTTCACCTCTTACAACTGCAGGTGCTGTGTTAGATTCAATAGCTCTACTCATCATGCTTTGTGCAACTTGTATTGCTGCTGGTGGTTCAGCTACCTTTGATGCCTCAACAGTTACGTTCTGTGGCATAAAGTTCTTAGCACCCGGTGTTTCTTCATATCCATCCATAACCTGTTCGGTTATTCCCGGAGGACCTCTAAAATCTCTAGTTGGCCATGCAGAGTTAGCTACAATGTCCATGTATTGTGATGCTAATCTTGATTCTGCCCTAAGCATATCAAAGTTTCCGTGAAGGATTCCTCTGTATAAATGTTCAGGCTCTGCATTTTCAGTCATTAAACCAGTGTGTGGCCAATATTGTGTAAATGGTAATGTTTTATATCCGTGTCGCCTTGGCTCAAGAGCAAATCTTCCATCTGCTAAATATGCTACTTGTGATTGAGACCAGTATTCTACAAACTCTACTCTTCCTGTATTTGGCCCTTCCCAACTTGGAAAATGAGCTGATACCCAGTCTGCATCTACTTCATAGTAATGGATTATCCATCTTGGATTCTGTCCATTGTTTAAATCCCATACGCAAGTTTTAGGATTGATTGGTGTGGAAGTCATTGGAAAGTTAAGGTTTCTTTTTTCTAAAACATCTTTTACTTTCTCTTTATAGTCCGAATCGTCTTCACCTTCTCTTGGTGGCTCAGGAAACTCTTGCCACCTATTAGCAGCAAATTCTGTTTTCTCCCAGCAAACACCATATAATGCCATCTGTTTTGCAACTTCTCTTCTAGTTGGAGAGAACTGCTCTAGCATATGNTTAGCTCCTTTTAAAAACTTTTCAATAAGTTCGGCTCTAGCTTGTCCTCTTGAACCGGGAGCAGGCACTGATATATCTAAAAACTGTGGAGTAACGTGTGCAACAAGAGAGTTAATAACAGACTGACTTGTTCCTAATCTAACTAGAGAACCAGTTTCCGGAACATCAAAGTCAAACTCACCTAAGTAAAATTCTTCTGCCTCAGAACAATTGTCGTAAAATTCTCTAAACTTAGTTTTACCTTGGTTTAGCTTATCTTCAATTAGTTCCTGACTAACTAAAGGTTCGTCTATAGGATTAGAACTTTCTCTTTTGATCTCCTCTTCAGGATCAGCAGACATTGATTGTTGTCCTTGATATGAAACCATAACCTTCTGTTTACCTCTTATTTACTTTTGACAATAAGGTCTCCAGCTTCTGACTCAATGTCCATTGCTTCTTTCCTTTCTTGCCTCCATCGTTTTAATCGTGATGACTTCTTGGAATAGTTTGGATTCATTGGTGTGATACCTGATTTAGATACGGGAAAAAACTTTTGCTCACCCATTTCCAAAGCAGGATCGCAGGCCATTAAAGCCAAACATTCTGCATCCACCCAATCATCATGCCTTCCAGACACAGTATAAAACGTGTGTCCTCTGTTTGCTGTTTCCCTGTGAGCAATGTCTTCTAACTGACTTATTAGTTTACTCCAACTTTGTGGAAATGCAACAGTCTCCTTTTCAAGTGACAATGCGTAATCTAAAAACAACTGATATTTTTTTGCTGCAGTAAAGTTATATCCAACCACAGGAATTGACTCAACAAGAAGTTCTCTAAACAAGACATCTTCTCCAATTTTACCACCTAGACCTGTTGAATCCATGTAAATCTCTTGTATACCCCATCTAATCGCTTCACGTTTAACAGTTTCAACCTGTAGAGACCAATCAGTCTTTAATAATTCAATTGCAAACACCGAAGTTCTGGATTGCCTGTCTTTTATAACCATAACTGTTGCGTCATTAGTTCTACCAATGTCTAAACCTGCAACATAAAACCTATCTTCTAGTGGTCTTGCTAGCTCAACAGAATCTGGCTTGGTGTAAGCTGCCGGAATGTTTCTGAAGAAGTTACCTGCACCTTCTGGTTGATGTGCTAAGTAGAATCTTTCCCATATGTTTTCTGTTATTGTTGCCTTCTCTTCTTGAATTTCTAATTTATCTTCGTCTGTAAGGTGTGGGTTATCAAAAGTAGACGCATGAAAGGCTTGTCTTCTTGTTGACGGATTATCTTTAGCCATTTTATAGTTTCTTGCAAACCAGTGTTGTGAACTTTCTGGAGGTATTCCTTCTACAATTGCTCTACCCATTCTTCCCGGAGAGTTAAGTGTTGGCCTTACTTTGTTCCATGCAGCCTCCTTGATATCCTGTGACTCAGCCATGTGTAAAAAATCTAGTCCTACAGTCTGAAGTCCTTCTGGATTATCAGCAGATTTAAGCTCCCAGAACACTGACCTTCTCCATTTACCATTAATCCATTTTCCGTTTGCATCTTTAAAATCTAACCACACATTAAGTTCATCATGTTTAAATCCTCCACCTCTGCCACCTCTTTGATTGTCTCGCTTTTGCCTAACAAGTTCTTTTGGAATAATAGCTTGCATCTCGTTCCATTGCTGTAGCATCTGAGCTCTTGTTGGCGCAACTGTCCAGACATGAATAGCAGGAATAAGATCTGCTTGATCTGCAGTAAGTTTAGTTGTCGTACCCGGAAACACAACAGGAAGTTCAGAAGCTTCTTTGATTACACCTAACGCTTCGTTTAATGCCGATCTAGTTTTACCTGCCCTACGACCAGCTTGCACAAATTTAATCTTTGCCTCAGCATCGTGCATTTCTTGTTGCCACGGATATGGTTGATACATTAAAGTCCGGGTATTAAAGTTGGAGGATCTTCAGTATCTTCTTTTTTCTTGGTTCTAAAATCAGGTAGTCCATCATCGTAAGATAAGAGTTCTGAGTTGTCCACAGTATATCCTTCTAATACACCCGGGCCATTCTCTTGACTATCCATATAGCTTTTTATTTCAGGTCTATCTCCTACATTTTCTACGATATCCAACATTCCAGCTTCAAGTATTAACTTTATCGCAAAGTCAGTACCTGCTTTACCTTGTGCCTTAGCATCTTCCAAGTGCATGAACTGTATCATTGCTGCTTCTTGAGCATATAAAGTGTTAAGTTGTGCAGTAGTTATTCTTGAATTACGTTTGCTCTGTGGTATTTCAGGATAAGTTCCTAATTCTCGATACGCTGTAAGTTCTTGTAAAAAATCCTCACACTCTTCTATCTGTGCTTTAAGTTCATTGGGATCCCATGAAAATTCCTCACACATTTCTCTTAGGGCAATATTAGTTGATCCATATGTGCCAAGCAAAATATACACCTTTCCTCAATCTTCTAGGCCACAATTTCCATCCGGGTATTACTTTAAGAACTCTTTTTTCTATTGCAGTAAACCCTGTCCCTATCCTTGCAATTATCTCTTGTACATTAACGACCATTACTTTTCCTGTTACCCTCTTTTTTTAAATTAGTTTTAGCAGTTGTTACTCTTAAATTAGACTTCCTATTGTTCTTGGCGTTATTGTCTTTATGATCTGCATGCTTACCATCACCTACCTTAAGTCCAAGCATCTTTCTTGCAGCATTACGTTTAGCCCTTTCCTTAACTCTTTCTGGTTTATTTCTTTTCTCCCAAGCCAACTCCCTCTTATAATCTCTTTTTCCATTAGTCATAAATGGCATCTGACTTACCTCGATTATTTTTAAAATCACCATCATGATTAACACCAGATCTTATTTTCCAAAGTGGATTAACCCTTCCATCATCAACATCATAAACTAAGTTATGGTTTACTATTTCGCAATCACAACCTAACCATCCACATTTTTCAAAATTCCAATGATCGGTCTTGTCAAAACGGGAGTCAGTTTTACTAGGCTTCCAAAGCTCATAAAGCCCAACTATGTTTCTTGTTCCACATTTATAAGTAAAAACTATAGAAGGTAAATAGTATTTTATGTTTTCAATATCAACATCTTCAAACATAAATTTTAACCAAATATCTTCTTTATGCCTCATAATTCCATCCTCTCTATAAACACAGGAGTATTTTCTCCCATGTATGCACCTGTCACATTATAATCCATGTACTCCTCGGCCTCTTCTTCACTCATACCTTGATCCGATAGGATCTCTATACATTTTAGTTTATCGTATACTGCCATAAATTTAGAGAACTGTTGACCAATACCAATAAACGCATCATCAAAGCCATCAGCTAATAGTATTTCCATGTCAGGGTATAGTTCATTTATTTGATTAGATAGTGTCATATTAATCCTCAGCGCTCTTATGGCTATATATAATATATTAATACACCCCCTACGTCTATCGGCGCAGTATGTGGGGGGTAAATAAAATCAATCAATGATCAATTATAATAAATAGTCAAGTACTATTATAACATATATGAGAGAGAGAGTCAAGGTATTAGATATATAGTAATATAATTAATATAGATATATCATTCTCTTATTATTAATTAATTATAATTATTATTATTACTATATTAATATAATTAATTATATATATATTAAGGGTTGACATTTGAGAGAGTGAATGTTATACTTTAGTTATTGAGATTAACTAATAACACTTAATCAAATAGTTAAGGAACTCTTAAAGAAAAGCTTCTATAAGCACCCTGCAAAGGGATAATTACGAAAAGAATACTTGACAACTGAGAGAGAGAGTGATATACTAATCTTAAGTTAAATAAAGACTAAAAGAGATTAACAACTAAATAATAACAGCCAAACATAAATGGCACGGAGTTGAGAAAATATGGTAACTGCTAAAGCAGTCTATCGAAAGCAACACTGTAAGGTATCAGGTCGCGAACAAAACGTATCTAGATGCGAACAGAGAGGGCACCAGCAATGTATTCCCACTGCTAAGATAGACTATAAAAAAGACTGGAAGACTGAAAGATTTACTGAGAGTACATTCAATAACATGAGTAGTCTTTCAGAGATCCCAAGTAGAAGACAAGCAAAGAATAAAAAGACTAAGGGAATAGGTGGAGCAATGCCCAAGGATTGGATCGCATATAAAAGAAAGGGTATTAAATTTCCTAGAACTAAAGATAGCCAAGCATTCACCATTAAAACATAACACTTGACTTGAGAGAGAGAGTGTGCTAATATATAACTAGAGATTAACAACTGAATAGCTTAGATGAGCCAAGCTAAGAAAAAATAAACATGGCACTAATATTAAGGGAGTGAGATCGATTGACAATAATTACTTTATTGAAAACCAGCGACAATGCTAGTCGGTTAAAGATTATTGGGTTCGAATGATTGGAAGTTGAGCA